GGCATTGTGGGCCACGTACAGCCCCGCCGCGTACCGCCAGCCCTCCCGCCACCGGTCCGGTGTGATGGCCCCGTTGGCCTGCCGGATAAAGTCCTCCAGCAGGCCATACGGCACCAGGCAGATCATAGCCTTGTTGAAAAACTGCGGAAAATCCTCCTGGAACATCTCCGCCGTATAGCACCCCTGTCCCCGGCTGATATTGGCGGCAGCCTCCCGCACGCCATGAAACTGCGGCTGCATTACTTTTCGCCCTCAGGAGGATTCTTAGGCTTTTTCGCCTCTTCGGTGATAACGACTTTCCCGTCTGCCGCCAGCGCTTTCAGATAGGCGGATTTCTCCGCCCACTCCGGCGCCGGGCCGATATAGCCCTTTTTCATCCGGAATTTCTCCCCGCCAGGGCCTGGCAGGATAATATTTCTCTTGGAATAAACAGTCATGGCCGCTCCTCCTTAAATTCCGTCGTAGTAGGCGATGCACTGCGGGTACAGCACCTGCACCTGGGAGATGTTCGCCATATAGGCGGTGTCATAGCACACGTTGGTCACGTTGGGGCTGGACATGATCCGGTTCAGAGGTACCAGCTCGTCCATGCTCAGGAAGCGGGGGTTGTGGACGTACACCGCCATGCGGTCCGTCTTCCCGGTACCCGCCCCCTTGCACCAGCGGGTGGGGCCGATGTACAGGGAGCCGCCGTTCTTGACCGCCGCGTTGTTCTTCATCAGGAAGTCCAGGATGGTCTCCGTGGCCAGCTCCGTCACCTTCCGGGTGAGGATATCGCTGTACTGCTCATAGGGCAGCAGGATGTGGTTGGGCATGGCGGTCTCATCGTACTCCGCCGCAGCCCAGTTTGCCATCAGGGCGGCGTTGACGTCCGCCAGAATCTCCTCCGGCGTCTTGTCCGCCCACTTGGCAGAACCCTTCGCGCCGTTGGCGACAACGGTTTCCGCAGCGTCCGGATCGTTGAGCAGGCCGGTGGTACCGTATTCCTCCAGCCCCATGTAGACGTGCTGATCCATATGCTTGTCGTAGGCCATACGGAGGCCGTCCGTCAGCATCTGGTCCAGGGAGCGGCCAACAAAATTGGCCTTCTGCATATCCACGAACATGACCCGCAGCGCGGTGGCAAAGACGTGGGCCTTATAAATCCCCTTGTCCACGTTGGCGCTGACCAGGGGGATGCCGTTGGCCCCGCCGGCATGGACGGCCCCGCTGCCGCTGCCGCCGGTGATGCCATAGGCCACGCTCATAGCGGACACGTAGTCCACCCAGCCGCCGCCGGTATTGATATTGATGTCCCTGGGATAGGTGTAGCTGGTCAGGGGCTTGCGCAGCAGCGGGTCCCGTTTCTCCAGCTCGGAGACCAGGAACGCGCCGCCGGAGGCAATCCCCGCCGCGTCCATCGTGGGGACGCCGCCGGGCGCGGACCCGCCGGACAGCCCCAGCGTAAACACACCGGCGTCAAAAGTACCTACGTTCTGAAACTGATTCATTGTCTGCTCCTCCTTTACGCGCTCTGCATGGTCAGGATGCGCAGCTCCGCCACGCCGTCCGCGTCCGCAGGCCCCGCCCACTGACAGCCGGTGAGCTGAACCGTGTTGGCCCCGTCCGCCTCCGCCTCAAAGCCACCGGCGGCAGCGGTGGGATAGCTCTCGTTGGCCGTGACCCGCACGTACACCGCGCCGCCCAGCTGCGGCGCGCCTTTCTGACACTTGACGTTCACCGCGCCGCGCATGAACACGGATACCGCCTCCCCGGCGGCGAAGGCCCCGGCGCTCTGGTCCAGATAGGTCAGCGCGCTCCTGATTTCCCGCGCGGCCACGCCCACAAAGGCCGCCGCCGCGTCCCCCTCCCCCAGAGGGGCCACGCGCCCCTGGCTGTCGTACTTCAGCGGCGTACCGAAGGGGATCGCAGCCGCTGCGGGCCGCGTGTTGACCACCATATCCGGCTGGCGGGCATAGCTGCCCGCGTAGCCGTGGGGCATAGTGGTTCCGATATTCTGCGGATAAAGTCCCATCAATTAAGCCTCCTGTTTCTTGTGCGGGTTCCTGGCGTCATAGGCCGCCTTCTGGTCCGCACAGATTTTTTCATAGCTGCTCTGGCTGGCCGCGTCGGCGGCCTTCTGGGCATTGCGCCCGGCGGCTTTGGTGATGGCCCCCAGGGCGTCCCCGCCCCGCACCGCGTTCAGCAGCGCGTCTGTCACGCGGGCCCTGGCCGCCTTGTCCTCAATGGCCGCCACGGCGGGCCGGACGCTCTTCAGAATTGCCAGCGCCGCGTCTTTGGCCTCCTCGCTCAGCGGCTCAGGCTCTTTCTTCTCGCCGCCGTCCTCATCGTCGGAGATGGTAGCCGCCTGTTTGCCCTCCAGATTCTCCAGCAGATCATCCAAGGCTTTCCCGCCGTCCGGCTCATCCTCTTTGGGCGGTGTGCTGTCCTTCGCCTCCATCAGGCTGATGAGCCGGTCCATCTTCTCATTGAGACTGTTCAGGGCCGCGTTCGAGGCCGGTACTGCCGCCGCGGGTACCGCCTCCGGCGCTTTTCCTGCGGGTTCGGCGTCCAGCGCAGTGGCGGCTGTGGGGATCAGGGCCTCAACCGCCGCCGGATCCTCCGCTTCGTGCGCGGCCATCCCAAAGGCTTTCAGGATAGCTTCCGAAAATTTACTCATGTCCGTTCCTTTCCCGGCGTTCTCCGCCGAATCTTTTATTGCAACCGCACGGCCTGCCCGGCCGCGGGAAACAACCGCTACATGATTGCCGCGGATATGCGCCTGCCGGTATCCGGAGCCGTCCGGAACGTACTGGCAGTGGTAGCCGCAGGATACCTCCCGGACGATGTTGTTCCTGATATCGCTGATGAGCGCTGCGTCCTTGATGAGCAGGTCCGCCACCAACAGCTCCCCCTCCCGCCGCACGTTCTGGACATGCCCCTTCGTATAGGCGGCGTGGTTTTCCGGCCCCACCATCTCCGCCGGGTGTCCGGCGGTGACGTCCTTGCCCTCGAAGCTGGCAATGGCCGCAGGCGAGAAGACGTCAGCCTCTTCCCGGCGGACTGTCACCAGCCGGTCCGGGTCGCCCTCCAGCTCCAGCTCCCCCGCCCGGTAGGTCATGTCCCCCGTCCGGGCGATGGGGACATCGCGGCAAACCAGATACCCCTCCGGCGTGTCCGTCATGTGCTCCGATATTTTTGTGCCGTAGTAGGCCAGCATTCTGTTCACCTCGCAAAATAAAATGGAGCCAGCAGACCATTACAGTCTGTTAGCTCCGTTTAGCTCTTCCCGGCAACCGTTTATGCCGTGGGTACTATTTTAGATTTTCAGGTCTTTCCGAATGACAGTGCGCACCTTAACGCTACCGTCCCTTTGGGGAGTCAGCTCTACCCGCATCCCCCGCGCCAAAGCCTCTTTGATAGCGGCAATTACTTTGTCTGTCATACTCAATAATCCCTCTCCCAGCCTTTTTCTGCATAGTACATATCAAGTAAAAGTTTTGCCATTGTTGCACACTCTCTATCGAAGTCTACTTCACCGTCAAAAGATAGCGGGGCGGCGTTATCCGTTGGGTATGGCTCTGCCCGGCTCAATTCTTCTTTAAGCTGCCTAATCTTCTCCGGCGATAAATAATGTTCCATAGCGCTCCACCTCTGATATGAAAGATTTTATATGGCCGATGTACCCTTCAATATCCTTTGAAGCAATACACGCTTGGATAGACGGAAGCCTCTTTTTCCAGGCAACAATTGTCAAAAAGCCATCATAATTCTCCAATTTTTCCATCCAGAAAACTTTCCCGTTGTTTGTGACAACGGACATTGCATTCATGGCGCTCCTGGATAAAAAGGTGTCAATATCTCCGTGGCTGAAAATAAGGCCGTCCGGATGATTGTGAATTGAAATATAGGGCTCCGAGCTAGATGGAAGTTCTACGTGATGCTCTTTTCCAATTTCCCTTGAGAGCAGTTGCATATCCAATGAATAAATTGCGCCCGCTTCTGTTCCTGGCGGCTGATCCATTACAGTCATCAACAGTTCTCTATGCGCCGCCTGCAACCTTTTAGCCCGCTCTGCGCTCCAGCCGGTCGGTCGAACCGCCGGCACTCGATCAATTGCTTTGTTTGTAATCGGGATTGCTTTGAGCTCTATATCTTTTAGTATATCATGCTTTGAAGATTTATCAAGCCGATTCTGTTTCTGAACCGCACTTTTCCACGCCTGAAACTTCTCATCCCCGGCCAGCTTATGCCTCCGGAACGTCTCAAAGGTCCCCGGCACTCTATCCCCCAGCGTCTCCCGGTACTTCTCCCACTGCCGGTAATCCCGCAGCCACCGGGCCCGGTCCCGTTCCTTCTGCCGGTACGCCTCCACCTGCTTCTGAGTGCGGGGGTCGCGGGTGACGGGGTTCTTCTCGAAGCTGGAAAACTCCTTGATTTTCCGGATTTCCTCCTCGCTGCGGCCCATTGGCGTCCAGCGTATAATCTGATGCAGGCAGTTGGGATGGATGTTCAGCCAGGAGTTGTCCAGGGTATCCGGCCCTGCGGGATCCATCTTCCCGAACGCCGCCGCCAGGGACGGAAAGTCCGGGTCCCTGCCGCTCCGGGAGTACACCCGGCCCTCCAATGGGGCGCACAGCGGGCAGGTGGAGCCGTGGGCGCTGATGAGATACAGATCCTGCTCCGGGTCCTGGGTGAGCACGGCCAGCACCTCCGCCTGCCGGGAGGTGGTGCGTAAAACCATGCTGCCGTATGTATGCAGGTTCCAGTTCCGGCCCGCCTTGTCGGTGAAGGCGGTAATCCCCTCCCGGCGCAGTGCCTCCACAAAGCCGGGGACCGGTCTCCACGCCCCCTGCCCCGTGGCCTGCATGGCCGCCGCCTGGGACAGGCCCACCTGGCGGTACGGGTCACTCTCTACCCGCCCAATCAGCATATTTTCCAAGTTGCGGGACGCGGTCTGGGAGGCTTCGGATACCAGGCCCATTAGGTTCATAGTCAGCCGCTGCACAATATCCGTCTGGGTGCTGGTCAGCGCGAATGCATTCTGATACCCCCGCAGGTGCTTTTCCGGGGTCTCCGGCACGTCCAGCGGCTTCCGGGCCTCGGGATGGTTGACGTAGAACTGCATCTCGATCATGCGCGGCGCATACGTCCAGCAATCGTCCTCCAGCTCCCGCAAAATTGCCTGCCCCCGCTCCAGGGCGGCGGTGGCGTGGTAGTCTACCAGCCCCCGTGACCGCAGGCGGCTGATCTCATTGATGATGTCCGTCTCGGCCTTCAGGAACAGCTCGATCATCCGCCGCAGCTCCCGCTCCGCCGGCCCTCTCGTCAGCCTCGGCATCCGGTCCCTCCTCATAGCTCAGCCCCAGCAGCGGGTCCCGCAGGGCCGTCACGTCCTGGTACGTCTTCCCAGCGTTGGCGGCGATCTCCTCGTCGCTGATGCTGTCAAACAGCCCCGTTTCGTCCGCCAGCTTCTTCAGCTCCTTCTGCGCGGTGTCCGCATGCAGCAGCCCTGCCTGGAAGGCCCCCACAATGGCCTCCTGCTTGTTCCGGGCAATCTCCGCCACCTCCTTTGCCGTGGGCGTCCACAGCGGCGGGAAGGTGATGTCCAGATCGTCCGGCGCGTCTCCCCAGGCCGACATGGCCAGCACCGGCAGCAAGCGGCGCAGGATGGGGGCCAGCACACTCTCCCGCAGCGTGTCCACGTAGTCGTAGTAATTTTGCAGGTCGCTCTCCCCGGTGGCGTTCATCCCCGCCGGGGAGCGTCCGAACAGCTTGGTCATGGGGATGCGGGACGCACCGGACAGGCTCAGGCACATGGCCTCGTTGACGTCGGACAGGCCGCTGAAACTGTACTGGGTGTTGGTGATGTCGCTCTCCGCGTCCACCAGCTGAGTACCGAAATTGGATTTCATCACGCTCTGGGCCTGCATGGTGTTCCAGAACCGCCGCTGCTGCTCGCTGGAGGCGATGGAAAACAGCTGC